CCTCCATACTTACTATGGAAGTTAAAGACAGGCTGTTCCCTTTTAAGACGAAAGAGGTCTAGAGGAGCAACAGCAAAGTCTACTGCTGAAGCTAAAGCATCTTTGATGTCGTCGTGAGACGGATTAGTGAATATAAGTTCTTCTTCCAAAGCTTGACAATTACCTCCTAGGTAGTGCCATATTTGATGATTAGAGTATTTAGGTTCTAGTGTAGCCATTATTCGTTCTTCTTTTGATCCTTGCCATCTAGAGGGTCTGTACTCTTCAACTGTAAGAGAAAGACCTAAAGGTCGTATGTAGCTTTCTTTCAAATCTTTAACTATGACTACTTGAGCAGCTGATACTTCAGCTCTTATCTTCCTGAACCCCCACTTCTGATAGAGAGCTAATATTCTATCGAAGTACTCTTTCATCTTATCTGTTTTGAATCTATCTATTTCTAAAATATAATAGTTTTGCCTACCGTCAACTCCAACAACAACAATAGAAGTATAATCAGAACGCTTCCCAAGAGAGTAAGCGAAATCGACTGAGGCAGCGACATTTAGACGATCTCCTTTGAAGAACCACTTACCATCCCTGCTGACGAGATGTTGTTGGTCGTAGTATTGGAAGAGGTCTCTTGCGATCGGGGACGATTCGATGTCGTGCGGATCGTTATAGTATTGTGCCCGGAAATGTATTTTGTTAAGGTATTGTGCTCTCTTTTGAGCCAAGATTTTGTCGTCGAATCCGAACCATTTACCGTCTGATCTTTGTTGACGCGGCCAGAGAAACTCTCCGGTACCGTCCCCAATTGATTCGACAGGGAATTCTTTAACCTCGAATAAAGGGGTAGCTTTGCTAACATTGCCCAATTCATCGTATTCTTCAATCTCCATTTCTAATAGATCTGAGTATAAGTCTTTAGGATGGTACCTTGTACCTACTACCCACTCTTTAGAATTTACAGTTTCGACCGATGATAGGAGCGAATACTGATCTTTTACTTTGTTTCGTCCTTCGGCCAAGTATGCGTTTGCTTGGACGACGACATCGTCAAGTACCGCGATATCACAATGCATGCCAACGATATTGGAAGTAAGACCAGCAGTAAATATAGAAGGGTCACGAATAGATTCTTCCTTTCGTTTAGGATGATCTACTGAGACTTCCCTTTCAGTCCATTTCTCGCGTCTAGCTTCATCTTTCTCCACCATGTCTGGCCAGTGCATTCTATAGAGGTCACAGGTCAGAATATCTTTAATGAACTTAAGCTGTTTAGTAGCTAAGTTAGACGTAGAAGAGATTAAGAGAATTCTAAGTGTGGGATCCTTAGTTAGTTCCCACGCGATCCTATACGCTACTAAAGCTGATTTCATATGGTCGCGTGGTAACAATAATAGTTGATGAGGGTGTGCCTCTTGTCTAGTCCACCATCGAATTACTTCTCGATGTATATTACCTAATAGACGCTTAGGATGTACTAGATTTATGAACGCTTCTAGATCTGATTCTGCTACAGCTATGCGTTCTAGTCTTTTTATTTCTTTGTCAGAAAGTATTTTCTTTGCCATTACTGTAATACTTTGAACAGAACAACTGCAAATGTAACAGACGCTAGGACAAAACCTCCTAAGCCTAGGAAGATGCCCCAACTATTTCCATAGCCAGTAGTTGTACCTTCTCCTTTGTCAAGTCTAGATTTAACATCATTAATCTTATCGTCAAATCCTTTGGCCATTGCTTGAAGTAAGTTCTGGCCCTGGTCAATTAATTTGATGAAGTTAGTTTCCATTTTAGTAATGGCTGCTGTATTGCTTTCGTTCTGAGCACCAGCTGCTTCCTTCTGAGCTTGAAGAGCCGCTGCAATAGCCGTTTTATCTGCTAGAGAAAGTTGTTCAGTTCGTTTATCTCTTTCTTGGAATTGTGTAGCAATACCTGCGAACTGTATCGTAATCTGTTCGTCGATACTTGTAAACTTCTCATCGTGAAGAGCTTCCAGTTGTCTTATAGATTCTTTAATAAATAGGGGAATTCTATCTGTAGTCTCTTGTAAGAGTTTAATAGCTTTATCCATACCATCAAGACGAGTCTCAAGAACCTCGCGGGTTCCTAAGTTACTCGCCTCGACGATTTCGCGTGATGCTCCTATATCCCTTTGCAACGTCTCGATGGTTCGAGCAGTAGGGTCAGGGTTAGGAACAGACCCGCTGACCGGTGACTTCATAGCAGTCATACCGTTTCTATCGTTATGTTTGTCGTATTTAGCCACGGTCTATTTTCTTCAGTATCTTAGGGTACTGCTGGAGTATTAGCTATGACCGCAGCTGCCAGGACATCATCCTTAGCCTTAAGTTCTGCGGTAAGAGCTGCAAGCTTGGTGCCATCGACACCGGCTGCAATAATACGATCTGCGATCCCATTGATCAGTATCGTTGCTGAATCAAGAAGGTCGTTATTTGCTTTCACCTGTGCGGTGATATTATCCATTTCTACTGACATATTTTCAAGTCTCCAAATTATATAGTTAAGTTTATGATATATTCTTCTATCGAAGTTACGTTGAGTTCTATGTTTCATCAGGGCATTATTTTCTCCTTGATATTAAATTACTGGTAAACTTTTATGTAATCCACAAGCAACGGCCAATCGAAAATTGTTTGTGGAGAAGCAATCAACTGTCTCTTACCTGCTCCTAAGACTATATGACAAACTTGCGTATCAAATATAGAAAAGAAGCCTGTTGGGTTCCATCCAATACTAGAACCATTAAAATATTTTCCATCGAAGAATGACCATCGACTTCCAATATTGACGTTTGCCGCTGAAGATGGTAAAACCAAAGAAGCAATATTATGAAAGTCTGTATTTGAACTTGGCTGAAAACCCCCAAACGGCGCAAGATGAAAGTTGTCAACGACAACCGGCAAAGCCGTAACATCATGAAAGTTTGACTGCCATTGTGGAATCCCTAAAGCCCCTTCCATCAAATCGTTTTCACCATACACACCTGGATCGCCAGTAACAGCTTGTGTTCCATATGTCCAGAACGCATTGCTCACACCTGTATAAGTTCCACCACTTACAAAAGTTGGATCCCATGACATCTGTCCTTCTATCAAGTGGGGACATGGGAAAGTTGTGCCAGTGACTTGGGATGGATCTCCAATTTTCTCACATACCGTCATTAATCCTTGACCAAATCCAGACACATCGGTTTGTATTGTAAGAATAGAATTGCTGACAGAAATTGCGTTAGCTGGCAAAGCTGGGCACACTGTAACACCAGTAATATTTGATCCTGAAAATGCGCCGTGACGATACCAGTTGAACCCCGGCAATCGCGTATCATCCATATCAATGGTTGATATATCATTGAAATTATCTTCGAATGTCAATGCCAAACCCCACGCGCCTTTAGGCATAATACTAGCAAAGAACATTTGAATTCCAGAAGTTCCGTCTCCAGCATAAGAAATACTATTCGCTGCAGTCCCTGAACCATCATCAAGAAGAATTTGCATTAAAATGCCTACTGGATTAGTCGAAGTACAAAGAGCATCAGCAGTACATAACCACCAGCCATTTGAAAGTGGAGTTATAGTTGAAGCAGTAATAGACCAGTCAGTAACATTCTGAGTACTGTAACCTGCGTTTCCTCCAGCAAGATCAAACCCTGTAGAAGCACTACCAACAGTATTAAATCCAGTAATCTTTAGAACACATCTTGTGCGTTGATCCGCTTTAATAATAGCTGCCATGCGCATTGGTGGGATCTTCTCTTGTGGAGTAGAATTTCCCAGAACATTTCCTAAACCTAAAACAGTCCCTTCAGAATTAACTCTATGTTCCCCTGTAGAAGAATCTTCCGTCAAATGTTGAGATGAAAGTTTTCCATCTGGACCCTTAAATATCTTTCCTGAAACAGATGATCCGACAACAGACCATGTATTTATCCCCAAGGGAGTAAAATCATTACCTTGAGAAAGAATATTAAACCTGCCAGGAACTGCACCTACCATCTGAGTAAGTGTAGTATCTATTCTAGGCATACTGCAAGTATAAAACATTATGTGATTACTATGTTAACCGGAGCAGGTACCGCTGCTACCGCTGTATTTCTTTCAGTATTTATGACATTAGTTTTAGTTGTATTGATAAAACTATCTGCCCAAGCTACCAGAGATTGAGTTGTAGTCAATGCTGGAGGATTAGGCACTGCATTAGTAGGCACTGTTGCAAAGGCTTTCTTAGTCCAAGCTACCAACCTATTAATATCTGCATCTGTAAAATTATAAGTCTTAGCTTTAGTTCCTACTGAAACATCACCTACGACTGTTAGTGTAACTGTACCCATATTTAATTATCCTACTTTCCAATTTGTTCCGTCACTATAAACTGGCACTTGTACTGCACCACTGCCAGCTACTGTTGCACCAAATGCAGGTGCTAGTGCATCTGTTACGAAAGCTGTAGCTCCTGCTCCTGCTGTAGCAGCAGCGGGAAGAGCAGCTACTGTAGTTTGAGTAGTACGGACTGTTCCTGCATATAATTGAGCCCGTACATTTGAACCATCCCGTACTTCCAATATTCCAGCGCCAGCTCGTGCAATTTTAATATCCTTAGCTTGTGTTACTGCAGTACCAAAACCTATTGAACAATTCACTCCATCTACGATTATACCATCTCCATTAACAACTATCTCAGGACCGTCGTTAAATGTTGCTTGTGTTCCTCCAAATATATTCAGTCCACCGACAGAACTATTACGTCCAATTCCTACAGGATTCTGTCCTTGGACCATAATGCCAAAGGCTCCGCCACCATTTCTAGTACTGGTATATTGTCCGGTTCTATCGATCCACATTATAGTGGACCCACCGACAATACCTTTCATGAAATTAGATGCGTCTAAACTTGCTGTGTTCGTAATACTTACTTCTATCGCTTCAAACTCAACAGCAGCATTATTCCATGTTTGAGTAACGTTTATGGAGGGAGTATTAGCAGTAATTGTTCCAGCAGCAAGTTGTAATGTACCTACTCCTGTACGTACCATTCCAGTTGTATTTTGAAGATTAGTGCCATCACTATATAAAAACTGTCCTGCAGAGAATCCACTTGTTACTGATGTACCTGCTGTAAGTGTACCACCACCTCCACCGCCTGCGGCCCATTTAACACCTGTAGTTTGTGTACTATCAGCTGTTAAGACAAAAGTATCTGTGCCTACAGGTAACTTAGATAGAGTTGTAGTTCCTGAAGAAACTAAGATATCTCCTTTAGCAGCATAAGATGCTATATTAGTTCCGCCATTAGCAACTGGAAGAACTCCAGTTACACCTGTAGTAAGAGGCAAACCAGTTAAATTAGTAGCTACGCCTGATGTTGGAGTACCTAATATTGGTGTTACTAAAGTAGGAGAAGTAGCAAAGACTAGAGCTCCTGTTCCCGTTTCATCTGTTACTGCTGTAATTAAATTAGCACTAGTTGGAGTTGCTAAGAATGCTGCTATTCCAGCTGCTAATCCAGAGACACCAGTACTTATAGGAAGACCGGTAGCATTGGTTAAAACACCTGCTGAGGGAGTTCCTAAGTCTGGAGTTACTAAAGTAGGAGATGCGGAAGTAAATGTTTTTATTTGTGTTGCAGTAATTCTAACATCAGTAGCTGTCTGCACTCCATATACTGATTCTGTACCTCCGAGTGCGGAAGCAGCAGCTAGATTTAATAGTTTGGTATCTGCCATTGTTTACCTTTAATTTGATGCTAAAATTAGCTTTGATGTATTATCGTTAAGAAGTAAGAAAGATGTATTATCGTCTAGAAGTAAGAAAGCATTAGAGCCAAATAAAGTACCTGAAACAACTGTTACAGGTTGTCCTGAGTTCTTAGATATTCCTCCTTGCGTAGAGGCATCGGAGACATATAGAGACCCATCGGGGGCTCTGATGGAAGTAAGAGTACCTAACGATACAGTTACCCACCATGCTCCGCAGGGATGGTATGCACCTACGTACGTACCTCCAGGAGCTAATATAACATTTCTACTGCCATCTGCAGCATAGACTCCTGTACGAGTAAGACCGTCTACGACGGTAACGTTCATACTACCATCAGCTGCGTATATTCCTGCCATTATTTCTTTTTCTTCTTAGGTTTGTTTTTGAAGCCTTCTGTAGCATAATACAAAGCTACCTGCTTTTTGGTAAATGTTCTACCAGAAGGAGATTTGTATTTACCACCAGATGTTTTAGTGAAAGGCATATTTATGTCACCGTAAACGTTTTGGTAACCCCTCCTGTACGAAGCTTCAAATCAGTTCCATCAAACCATACATCTCCATTTTGTGGAGTATTATTTGCCGTTCCAAAGTTAATTGTCCCTGCAAAATGATTGCGAGAAGCTGCGCCCAAGCTGCGTATGTTATCGCTGATAGCACTGCCTAAACCGCTCTGATCCTCAATCTTAATCCCATGTAGATTAGTAATAGCAGCGCCACCTGCCAGGGCGTGAGATTTAATCAACAGCAAATTGGCATCAGTATGCGTTCCAGAAAACTGCTCATAAATTGTCAAAGCAGAGGGTGCGGTTCCAAAATCCACATCAGCAAAGTTGCCTATCGCGCAGTGACCTTGAAACAGGTTTCCGTTACCAACATGGGCAAGCGTACCCGCATAGTTGTAGTTTTCCGAAAGAATATTGTAGCAAGTAGTATCTGCCACTCCGGTGAACGGGACGACCCCGGATTGGTCCCTGACACGAAGGCCATAATTATTATTAACCATGCCGCCATTGGTGGGATACCATTGATATATCAGCATGCCGTCTCGCTCGCCAACGGTCACGCCTTGAACATTGGAACCCTCTGATTCAAATTCTACTATATGCGTAACGGCTCCGGGGTTTCCGGGATCAGAATCGTATATATTGCATGCCGCACCAACTCCGATTAATCCCCCGCAAGTTCCGGTTCCATAGTGAGAAGCTTTACCTTCAAGACCTATAATAGTGCTTACATTGCCGCTTCCTTGACTTATGCATTCAAAATAATTAGTCATCTCGACAATCTTACCGGTCGAAGCGGGGAGGACAATCGCAGTAACATCCGCGCCACGTAGTGCGGCCCCTATGGCTCCCACTCCTGTATTGACATAGCTCGCGATAACTCTAAGGCCTTCTGCAGGACCACCGCCCAAAGTAAGATAGTCTAAGTCACCACTTATAGTGTCCAGAACGGACATGCTAAATCTTGTTTCAACAGCACCATCACTTCCAAATGAGGCATGCTTCTTGTTAAGCAACCCGCTCGTCGATGCCCAAGTCAAGTCAGAACTGCCGGCAAACGTCCCTAAAGGATCATTGTATTGAATAGCATACTGAGGAGATGCTGCAATACTACCGCTACCACTTATTACTGAATCCCAAGCAGTAGAATTATTTGCATTTATAAATAAACGATTAGAAGAAGTAGCTGCCGTAGTATTTATGTATAAAGTTCCTTTGGGAGCAGAGTGTGCTGGCACCCCAATCCCAGAAGATAATTCAACATTTAATAAACCAACCTTTTCAACCATTAGCTACTTTTACCTACTAAAGTCCAGACACCAGATACGTTGATCCATATCTCAATAGGACCTACAGTTCCATTACCGTTGATCCAAACGTCATTCTCTGCTCCACCTGTGGGAACAGGATAAGTTCCTGACAGATCAAACAATCTGGGGCTGGGTCCGTATCTTAATCTACTAGTACGCTGTAACCTAGAAGGTACCTTAGAAGATACCTGTCCGTATAAGACCATCAGTCAGGAGACCAAAGGACCAAATTCCTTATAGCCTAAGAGAGCAAACAAGATCCATTGAAGAACTTGGTTAGCTCCGATAAACCAGGGGCTAGACCATCCTGCAAATCCACCTACAATAGACAATCCCCATAGGATCATCAATATTCCAAATAATAGACTAATAGTAACCATATTAGATTACTCCTCTAGTTGCTACGCTAGGAGCATAAGCAGGAACTGGGTTTTCTAATGTAGAGTCCACACCAAGTTCCTTATCCTTAGCTTCCTTAACTTTCTTAGCATCTGCTGCTTGCTTATCTGCTATCTTCTTCTCTTGAGCAATCTTCTTCTCTTCATGAGCTACTAACTTTTCATCAGCTGTCTGCTTGTCCTTGAGACGGGAAGTCTCAGACTTGAAGAACTCTACCATCTCATGACGGGAGAGAACAATAGAAGAGAGTTTAACAGTCTCTAGTGTACCGTCATAATGCCTGATGACGACTTCAGGGTTGAGAGGGACATAGGATACAACCTGTACCTCAGCATTCTTATATCTAGCCATTTACTTTATATTCCTTTTGTATTATATTTATTACCTAAACCTACCACTTCCATAGTAGTACTAGCATGGATAAGAGGGGGATTATGTGGTGATGCCATCTTCATTAAGTATTTAATTCCCTATTCCTATTGACATTACAAATTTAAGATGTATAATTGTAACTTATTTTAATTACAATGTCAAGTACTTTCTAGAAAGGAGTTAAAAAGGAAGACTTAGAGAAGGTATTATATGGTTGGTCTCCTTCTAAGAATATAACTATAGAGAAGTTTAAGTACGAAAGGATTAAGTAAGTATGGAGATATGTAATATATGTAAGAATTACTTCTATAGTCTTATAGAAGAATATGATATATGTACTTATTGTTGGTATGATAAAACTTATGGTAAAAGGAAAGTAAAATGAAGTTTAACGTAGAGTACGATGAAGCTACTAGAGAACTAATAATAACTAGAATAGAAGGAAATAAGGTAGATGCTTATAAGGTTAAGTTAGGAGAAAAGAAATGAGAATCTACGGAAGAAAAGAATTAGAATGGAAGAAAGATAAAGATATTTATAAACTATATCTAAACGGAAAAGAAACAGGAACCTATTTGCAGTCTACAGAACAATTTTGGGTGGTAACAGACAAAGGTAAGACCTTAGATTTTTATAATAGAAGCAGAGCAAAAGAGCATGGAATTAAACTTTTTCTGCAGGATGTAAATAATACGACCGAGGACTTAGAAAAAATCGAGCAAGAAACAGGGTGCAGATAGGCCGTACGTTCGCTAAAACTGTTTAATGGTACCCTAGTAGCCTATTCCCCCAAAATGAGGTGTTTTCAATGAAAAATAACTATAGTCGGTATTCCCCAGATTATTGGAAAAGTCTGGATAAAGGATACCCTAAATATATAAACTGGAAGATTGTAGCTAAAGCTTATAACAAAGATGGTTCTGAGAAGAAATTAGATCCTATTCAACAATACGAAGTTATATATAATTCTACAGATTTAGAATTCTGGAATAAACATACTATGCCAATTAAGAAAAGTTGTTAGATATTCTTGG